CGCTAACCTCTATAGCTTTCACTAATTCACCTGGCTTTCCCATAATAGATCTATCCCTTAGAGAACTTTCTTCTTTAGCGATAGCTTCCAGTCACCAGTGTCTGCGCCGGTAGCTGCGACAATCTTTACTCTTACATACTTGCAACAACCTAATGCACCGAGGTCATCGATCCATACATCAGCAGCTGAACCAGCAGAAGCTACTAAAGACATCACGCCGAATACTTCGTTGGTCATATCATCGTAAGTTGCATCGTCTTCGGACTTGTCAGCTTCAACACTACCTTCGATGGTAGCAGTAACTGTTCCCGCAGTACAGCTCAGGGCCATCTGTAGAGCTGTCTTGGAATATGAATCCATGCGCGGATACTGATAAGTATAAGTGGCATCGGTTCCGTTAGTTACGTCAGCCAGAACATCAGTGTCAGTTGGGTTTGTAATTGCACTCATTATAATCTCTCCTTGTTATACGGCTACTACTTGTCCGTCTTCGGACAGAGGCGACCAGATACAGTGAGCACACACAACTAAATCAGTTGCAGCATCTGCGTCATATTCAAATAGGATAGTGCTTGCGACTCCAGCAGTTTGTTCTAGAGCAATGAAAGGCAATAGGTCTGCTGCACCGACGATAGGATCTGCGATGATAGCACTGGTTCCAGGATTGAGAACAGTAAGTGCATTACCTGATACATCGGTCCTGGCAAGAAGACAACCTTTACTAATAGCTTGAGCACCAGCTGCGTTCACTGCTGTAATGTCATCGCTTCCACCAGCTGAATCAATCTTGAACTGCACGTTATCGAACACAGTAGTATCAGTCATTGTAGTGACGTGCAGCCATAGAGCATGGATACGAACTGAGCCCGTGACCGTAAAAATGTTCTCCTGGTTATCTACTCCGACACCAGGATTAAGAGTATGATCTGGGCTCTTCAATTCTACGCCCAATGCTTTCATTCGAGAATTAGAAGATAGTTTTACCATTTGTTATTCCTCCATAATTGAGCTTATTCGAGCCAGACCTTTAGATTTCTAACTCTTCCGTTTAGTGTAAGCGTATCTTGAAAGTTGTCACCTATTCTGATTGAGCATTCCGTTGTATCGAAATCACAAGTACCAGTACGATTAGTATATACATTGCCAATATTACTGTCGTCAATCCATAGGTCCATGTTGCTCATGTCACCCGTATCAATGTGAAATTTAACCTTATGCCAATCTGTAAAATCTACAGGATCGAGAGCAGTGTAAATATAGCGAAGACCAGCAACACTATCCCATAGCGCTGCTCCTACTTTACCTGCGCTATAATACACGGCAAATCTATTAGCCGTACTACCAGTAAGAGCACTACTAATTTCTACCATTGATTTACTTCCGCCAGCTTCGGCAGATCCGCTGTACTCAAGATTACATTCAAACTCCATCGTAAGTTTCTTCCAGTATTCGCTATTCCCAATCACAGGAGGATCAATCAAACGTCTGGGTTGGCTATAGATACTGTGTGGAGTTTCTGTCGTGTCATCTCCAATGAATGTCTCATAGAATTCATCATGCTGGGCTTCAGTCAATACAGTGCCGTCTTCGTAATTCAAGTAATGAATCTTGCCATTATGTTTGTAAGCTCCAGTACTTACAGCTCCTATACTAAGGCCGACTCCTACATTCTTGGTAGGGCCAACTGCAATATCTGAGCTAGCAGTATCAAGTGCATTTACATATAGTCTCAACTTGCTAGTACCTGCACCTACATACTCATACGTTGCAGTAATTACTACATATTCGCTTGTAGTAATATTTCCTTTCTGTACGGAAGTTCCAACACCTGCAGCATTGAATATTCTAAAGAAGATATCATCGCCAGCAGTACGAGTAAGTTGCCATCCTCGTTCAGTAGTAGTGTTGTCCTTGCACATAATAACGCCATCACCTGAGATTGAATCTGTTTGTACAATAGCCTGCACACTGAAACTCCCAGCAGGGTCGAAGGTTCCATCGTCTGCTCTAGTGAGATAATCATTGGTTCCATCAAAGTCCCACATATATCCACGTCGCACACCATCACCAATATTGTTATTCCATCCAGTCGGATATGTGTCGTCAGGAAGTCTAGTTGGAGTTCCACTGACTGTCATGATGTAAGCGCCAGTCTCGGTAGTATAAGTAGCTCCTACATCTTTCTCAAAATAGATTTCCATAAGAGGATTGCCAGGGGGATTGATTTCTCCCATAGGTCTTAGAGGAAGAACCATCGTATTTGGCTGACGAGCTATAGGGGTGCCATCACAACTATGATATTCTGTGGCATATAATTCAGTACCACTAGAACCAGATATTTCGAATTGGGCTCCATAAATATATATTGAATCTTGGCTCAATCCTAGATAAACAACACCACCATCACCAGTCGCAGTATAGATTCTGCAACTACGTAATGCAGTAGCACTCGCTGTAAATGTCATAACACATCTATACCAACCATTATCTAAAGCCTCTATATGTCCAACAGATCTAACAGCGGTACCGACTATACCGTTAACAATATCAAAATAACAGCTATGATCACCGGGAGCATCATCGTTTAGATAGAGATAAATCCAGCTTCTATTCGCAGGTTTAACATATACAGAAAGTACATAGTCTTGACCAACAACAAGATTGTTATCAAGTTTGACACCGTGTTGACCATTGGCATTATCTTCAACAATCACATGCGTTAATCCATCTCGTGCTGGGCTAGTTATGGTAGCATCTAGATTCACGGTACAAAGATATTTAATCCATTGAGTAAAATCCCAAGAATATCTATACATATTGATTCCTGGATATTCAACTATCACTCCACCACCCTTACCTCCAACTCTAGGAACATTGATCCCGAAGGGAGTGGTAGGAGTATTCACTGATAGCTGAGTTATAGAAGCATCCGACAAAGTGTGATGACCACTAGGTTCATCAGCTGGAATGGGTGTATCATAAAACCAGTAACGTTGCGGTTTATTTTTGTTGCTTGTACCAGTAGCTATACCTAGCAGGTGTTCTCTTTCCTCGACTAGCTCCTGAATAGTTAAATATTCTTTGTCTACCCGCAGATAAGCTATCTCTCCGGGGAAAGGATTAGCTCCTGCACTATCGGCCCCAACAACCCAGGCTCTGGCTCCATCAATCCCATAGGTAGCAATATTCGAACCGCCTCCTCCAGGATGTCCGTTTGCATATATATCAAGGTGACTAGAAATATTTCTTGTCATCTGTAAGACATACCAAGAATTAGTCCGTATCGAATTTACACCTGTACCTGGCCCTATTTCAGCTGCAGCCTTACTGTAGTAAGCGTTTATTCTATTATTGGGAGCATCATATCGAACCACTACCCCATCAACAGTTCTAGAACCATGAGCGAACAGGACAGAATTAGTATCAGAATCAAGTCTGAATAGAATAGTTATAGTATGTTCTCCATCAAAAATATTCATGCTCGCATCGTGAGCCATAGAGAAGTATTGATTGACTCCATTTAAATTGGCAGACTGTAGTCTACTTCCTTGATAAGATTGGATTATACTAGGTATATGGGTAGGAGCATTTGATGGTTGTAAATCCATTCTATAAATAATATCTGCGTCAGTTGGATGATAGATTCCAACATTAGGGATAACATTATCTGTGTTCTCTACAATCAAAGCTCCATATGCATGACATACACCAGAAGCTACTCCAGTTCGACCAGGTACAACTACTAGAGAAACCGTTTGAACACCCACTAGTGAGGTGCAAGTACCATTTACCGAAAATCTTTTCCAAGTATTAGTTACACTAACATCTTTTACTTCGAGTTGGGCTATTCCATCTTCAATCAAAATGATAGTGCAGAGATGTGGTATATCTGCTCTGAGATATACACTGGCGGTAAATGTTCTTCCTTGAAGTACTCCTAGAGCAGGAGTATAACTTCGTCTATATCCGCTGCTATCTCCGGTATTGTCTAGCTTATCAGCTGTCTTTCTAATATCTGGAGGTGGTCCATATGCATCATCACTGGTTACAGCACAGGTTCCCGATTGAGTCCAGCTGGAAAAATCTTCGCTATAAGGAACAAGATTCTCGCCAGACTGGTCAATTAGATATCCGGTTGAAGGAACTACTCTACTGATATACTCGCAGAGAGTAGATTCCCTAACCATAGTCCGAGCATCTAGATTGATTCCCGCGAAAGGACAATCGAGGATTTTATAGTTTACCATATGACATGGCTCCTAAAGAGCTATTAGCCCTTGTTAGCTGTATACCATACATTTACAGTAGTTGAAGTGTCGCAATCTGCTTCAATGTAGAGATATCTAAAACTATTGCTCATGATACCGGCATAACAAATCGCACCGGCAGCTAGAGTGTCACTCCAACCCTGAGTACGGAAACCACCATATCCAGCCGCGACAGCACCAGGAAGGGCTATCCAAGTAGCACTATCTGGGGAAACTCGAAGAGTCAAAGCTGTGAGAGGAGCGCCACCGCTATTTTCAACAGTTACTGTCCAATTGATATCGTTGAGAATTTCTATAGCAGCTAGAATGGTTGTCGGGGCACTTACTGTAGTCGGTCCAGTCTTTGCTGGAGCTACTATTGCTACTTCTTCTTTCTTAACCTTACGCCAGTCATTACCTGAATCTTCACCAGGAAGTAATGCTCCCTGTAGTACATAGAGCTGACCATTTACGTCTGTCTTCAATACGGTAGGATCGCTACCATCAGTACCAACTGCAAGCTGTCCATCTGTACCAACAGCTAATGGTCTGAACGAATCAACATAATCATAACCCAACATCAAGCTAGTGGTTACTAATGAATTGGTTGTTCCAGCTAATGTACTGGTTGGAAAATCATCTAGTATATCTGCTAGTACGGTTGAATCTCCATCCTGTAGTCTAAGATATCCGGGCGAGGCTGTGTTATCTAGGAAGCCAGCAGCACCATCACTAAGTTCCACATGAATAGGATTGCCTACAGCATTGGCGGCTGCATCTGCGCTGACCTTTACGGCAGTGAGGGATTGCTCAGCTATATCTGTCGCCATCGCATTGCCAGCACTAACATTAACTCCTCTTTCGTTACCAGCTGCATCGCGAATAGTCATATATTGATTTCTGTTGGCTGACATCCTTGCGATACCAACATCGTTCTCGTCTACTGGATCTGTTGCTACATCGTCAAATCTGAATCCGGCTGCCATGACACCATCAGAACCTGGAGTAAAGATTGCATCGTCTTGATGAACAGCATTCTCGATAGTCTCTACAGCAATTACTGCGAGATCGTTATCAGCCAGCGTAACAGTCTGGGTTCCAGCATCTCTATTACCGCCATTGACGTTTACTGCAACTCCGCCAACCATATCCGTATCTGAAGTTACCCAGATTCTATTGCCCGTGGCATTGACAGCCGCATCTTTGCTGACTTGATATCTGGCATCACTGGCAGGAGCAGTAGAGATTGAGTTAGCTCCAATAGCCGAACCCAGCGGACCAGTAAGATAAGTATCCATGGCACCAGCAGTAATTCCTGCTCTGTCCCAAGTAGCACCATCGAATCCCATGAGTCGAGAATAAGTTACCAGACCCTTGATAGCATTGGCTTCATTATCTGCGCCAGCAGCTACAACATCAACCGAATTCAAAGAATCACTGATTCTAACGAAGATAGGATTACCTTCTACGTTAGCATTAACATCCTTGGAAACTTGGAATCTAGCATCCGTAGGAGGAGCAACAGATACCGAAGCAGCTTCAAGCTGAGAACCTAGCGGTCCAACTACATCAATCTGCAGTTCTCCGCCAGCGTCAGTCTTGAGATATGTAGCGTTAGCGCCGTCATGACCAGCTAATAGTTGACCAGCTACATCTGTAAGCAAGTAGTATGGTCCACCAGCACCGATGTCATCACCAACCATAGAAGTCCCGCCACCTACTGTTTCTAATTTACCAGCAGCATCAGTCTTTAGTTTGGTAGCCGCAGCACCATCCCAACCTAGATAAAGAACTCCGTTAGCATCTGACAATAGAAGCTGGGGATTGGCTCCATCGTGAGCCATATAGAGTTGACCGTTTACATCAGACAACGCATAGTATGGTCCACCGGCTAGAGGATCATCACAGATCTTCATCCCCGTGCCATCATTCAGGATTATCTTGCCAGTGTTATCTGTAAGAATAAATTGTTCGTTTACTCCATCATGGCCTATATAAATCTGGCCAGCAGCATCACTCAAGATAGATAATTGAGTAATACCATCATTGCAAGGCTTAACATCTGTAGCAACACCGCCACCACCGGTTACGGCTAATGAACCATCAGTGGAACATTTGACCGGGACCATTGTGGTTACGCCGCTAACTGGATGAGTATATTGTGCTTTTAGGACTTCTCCGCCCATTGTAATTTCCTCCTATTTACGCTGCCCGTTTAGCCTCAATAGATTGGGCTTTGGTTTGGTTCGCGACGGACATTCTTGATACTTTCGCTCCTCTAGGACCCGCAGGCGGAGGCATCCCCTGAGTAGGTCCTTCAGGCCTGAGATTCATTTGAGCCTGTGCAATAAACTCTGGAGTAAGAGTTGAATCCATTGGCATTCCGAGTAAATAAGTTAGTTGGACTTTCATAGTATAAGAAATTGGTTCTTTCCTCGCTGCTACAGCATCCATAATATCTGTAACCATCTTAGCATATAGCCGGGGATATACTTCTCTGACTGTCTCAACTGCTTCCCTAGAAATACTCGCGTGTGTAAGATCTTCTAATACACTGAGAGGATCTTCCACGGCTACGATTCTACGAAAGAATTTTGTTAATTCTACTTCGCTGATATATGGCTGTTTCCCTTGTAAAGCATCTACTGTATTAAGACTCATTGCACTCGGCATGGTAGCCAGCAAATGAGATACCGCTTTCTGTACTGTCATGTTCAGATCCTGAGCTATATCAGGAAATTCTTCTTGCAGATTTGCTAGATTAGCGTTCATTCTTTCTTGTAAGACTTCAGGATCAGCAAGCGGCTTTAATTTGCTTGAAATATACTGGAAGGTTTCTTGTTTGTTTTGGAGAATATCTTTTCTTGTCTTTTTCTTTTCGCCTTCACGCCAAGCCTCATATGCCCTAACTCCGATAGATGCACCGACAGGTGCCCGATACTTAGTTTTCATTAGAGCTTGAGTAATCTTGCGTTCTATAATCCAATCAACCATATTAGTAATACGATGAAATCCTTTAATAATTGAAGCAGGATTGCGTAATGCTTGAGTAAGAGCACCAATACCAATTGCACCCTTAAAGCCACCACCGAGAAGATAAGCTAGACCTCCTGTGAGTCCACCAGGGAGTAATTCTGAAAGTGCTCCTTTAGCCGGTTCTCCTAAACCAGCGAGTTTTATTTCAAGTCGTGCCGATGATTCAGCTAGAGGTAAAGAATCATCTAGTGCCTTTGTAATGTCCGCAATATCAATAGTTTTCTTTAGTTTAGGATCCCACCATTTTATAACGGGAACTTTATTCTTGGATATAGGCAATTTAGGATTAGTTAAAGACTCATATAGTTTTTCTGAAGCTTTAACTTCTCTTTGTATATTTTTTAAGAAACTTACTCGGTTAGGACCTCGTAATTGTTCTCCGAAAAAATCAGTATCAAATAATTTTTCTCTATAAAGCTTTCTGTTGCTTATACGAATCTTATTATATTCTTGTCCGTGTTTTACAAGTTGCTTTACTGCCTTAGTTTGCTCTGATGTGAATCGTTTTGAGAATTCTAAAAGTTCTTCTGATGGTACAGCTAATTGCCCTTTCTTCAAACTTTTTGCCGCTGCTTCTGCTGCAGTTATTGGCGGTCTAAGAAGGGCTCTAACTTCTTCCTGTGCCACAAGAATACTTCTATCAAATCTTTCTCCGCTTTTTGCGATAGTCTCAGCAAAATCAGGAAGATTTTTGTGCCAATCTATTGCTGCTTGACGAGCTTCTTTGTTCTCTAAAAATTCTCTAATAACTTTTCTATCCCTACCGGACACTAATCCGCTGAGAGAAGCATATATATCTTTTGTTTTACCAGTTAAACCAGGGAAAGGTTTATAAGCTCCAACTACTGCTGGTGCCCTTTCACCAAAGACTAGCCCCTTAACTGCTGGAAGCCCTACCCCCATAATTCCGCCAATTAAAGCACCCATCCCCATATAGGCAGCTGTCTCTTCAGAGAGTAGAGGTTTATCTTTGAGAACTGATTCACTAAGACCTATACCAGCACCATAGACCCCACCCTCTAATGCGACAGGAACTCCCTTGGAAATTCCCTTAGCAATAGCTCTCTTCACTAGACTGGGACTGGCAGTAGTCTTAAGAGCACTAGCCAATTTAGCTTCTAACTGAGCAGCCATCTTAGCCGTTTGAGCTGTAGGAGCTTTAGAAAATATCTGTTTGAGTATCCCTCGTCCAGTTCCAGGAGCAGCTGCTCCACCAGATACAACTACGGGAAGCACAGCACCTGTTATCTCACTAGCAAGACTAATTTTGGGACTGGCAGTTCTCCAATTGTCGAGTTCCTCAGGAGTATAGATTCCAGCCTTTGTTAGAGCCAAATCACTACCACCAAAGGTCAAGCCTCTTGCAGCGCCTAGCAGAGCTGCACTAAGTTCTCCTGACTTGCCACCGTATTCCTGCTTAACCCAGCCATGATGTTCCATCTCTCTAGATTCAAAACCCCAGCCTAGATCGAATACTTGCTTCATGTTCTCAGGATTGAAATCTACAGACACAGTTTCACCAGCAGGGCTGACTATATTAATCTTTGGGCTTTCGTCTGAAGCATAGTCAAACCACTGATCGCTCATTACGGCGTCATAGATTTCCTGAGGAGTGTATTCTTGTACTCCGCCGGCACCAGTTACCTTGGGCATATGGATTTACCTTTCCTTGCTTAGTATGTTGGCTCGCCTTTACCAGACCATTTCGTAGTTTTCATCGGCTGAAACATTCCAGTAGAAATACCTATTTTTTGCATACCACCCAACATACCGGAGTGTTTACGCTGGATAAAGTTTATCATGGCTTCAATGTTTTTCCTGCCAGTGTCCAGAGTATCGCTAGCTTTAGGCAGCATCTGCATGAACCATTCACGCTCTTTATCGGTAACCTGAGCACCCGAGAATGATCGGATGATATCGGCAATAAGAGGTCTAACTAGCTTATCGTAATTGGTTGCATTAGTAGCAGCAATGAAGTCAGGGAAATATTGCATTACAACATCAGGCATATAGGCTGATTGACCCTTAAGTACTCTATGAGCATCTCCGAGAGCCAGTACGCCTTCGTGTGCTTTTTCCCATAGACCTAATTCGATAGCAGTTTTCTCAGTCATCTCTCTGGGCTTCTTTCCTCTTGATGCCATAAGCTGAGCCCAACCCAATCTCATTGTCTGTGCATGAGCAGCTGCACGTTCCTCAAGCTCCATCTTCCTGAGATTCTGAGTATCTAGCTTAAGCTGGAAATCAAACATAAGTTGTTCATGCTGTTGTGCTAGCAGAGCCTTTGCCTGCATCGCTCGTTCCTCAATTTCTCGACCTTTATACTTAGCTGCAGTTATATCTATTTGTCTACCTAGCATCTGAGTAAGAGCAAGCTTGGCTGCATCGTCTGCCAGAGCTTCATCTTTGAATAGATTCCGCATCATGGCTACAGCATTATAACGCATATCAACGGCTTTACCTAGCTTGGCAATCTCGGCTTTCTGAGCATCTATGTTCTGATCGATAGCTTTATTAAATGCGAGGATAGCCATATTAGGCATAGCCTGCCGACCATGCTGACTCTGGAAGTATTGCCCTAATGCACCAAGGGCTAGACCAATAAAACTCATGACAGCCTTACCAGGATCTTTGAAATGCTTCATGGGATCAATCTCAGCAGAGGCATATGTCTTCTGGGCATCTTCAAGTTTACCCATTTCGTCTTCCATCATTGCCTGTCTAATCATCTGCTTTTTCTCAGCTTCTAATTCTTTTGCTCGTAGTTGCCCTTCCATTTCTTCCATATAACCTAGTTCTTCTTGGGCTTTTTCCTTGCCAGTCTGGGCAGATATATCTACAGCAAGTTCTTGCATTCTTGCAAGCTCAGCTGCGGATTTAATGGGCTTAGCTGCTATGGCTGCATATTCCTCTTGTGGAGTTGGAGCAGCAGCACTAATATCCGTTACTCCGAGCATCTCTTTCTGCTCAGGAGTTAGTTTTGCAAATTCAGATTGTAGAGTTTCATAAGGAGCTAAATACTGAGCTGCGCGTTCACCGGCTGCCATACGTTCCTCTTCCAATTGCGTTCCTAATCGAGTAAGTTTTCCAGGATCTCTAACACCCGATACTCTACCGCCAACACCGGCTCTTTCCATACCAGCTTGAGCAGGAGGAGCCTTGGGTACTATTCCACCCTCGCCAGGAGTACGTTTACGCAGTCCACGCTTCTCAGGAGGAACGCCTCTTGATACATACTTAGGCTCTCCGGTAATGCTGGGCTCTGCTACAACCTTCATATATTTCTTTTGCCATTCTTCTGCAGCTTCCATTGCCCTAGTCATATCCCAACCCTTAGACTTAGCAATACGTTTGGCCATTTCGGCTTTCTGTTGTTCTGGATCTTTCATCTGTATAATGTCTTCGTATTTGAAAAATTCAGCTGTTGGAGTGGGAACTATTGGGGTCACTTCTAGAGGAGGTTCCACTATTGATGTGGGCTCCAGGATAGCACCTGCTCCTCGTGATTGGGCGTCCATCCATTCGGCTAGAGCGAGATTCTTATCAGGCCCCGAAGGCATAGCTATGATTTCATCGTAACTAAGAGGCATTATCTTTCCTCCTCAGGTGGAGTAAGGGCTGCTTGTTCTTGTAGCATCTTCAGTTCGTCTTCTAGTTCTAGTTCTTTCACGCGGCCTCCAATATCACTTAGAGGAATGTTGCCAGCAGCTCTGGGCAAAGCTTGCTTTAGGCGTTCTTGTATACGCTGCAGACGAACCTGATTGATAGCTTTTTCAACAGGAGCTTGTTCTCGAAGCAATTCGAATTCTCGCTGCAAATCGCGTTCTTCTAGCTGTTCCTCTGTGGGGACTTTAATGGGCCGATACATCTCGCCACTTCTACGAAATAAATCTTCTGTCCGTTGAGTAAAGTCCTTCCCTATAAGTCCGATCTGAGTTTCAGCGTAATCTTCTGCTTCTTTCTGAAGTCTAGCATTCCAAGCTTCTCTGGCTAAACGCTCTTGTAGTACATCTGCCTTTGGGAATCTACCGCCATATAAACCAAGAGTATCTTCCCATTTAGCAGGTTCTGCAACAATATCAGGACCCATGGCTCTACGGGCTTTCCAGCCTTCAAGTCCACCAGGAACTTTCTCTGGCTCTTCTAGAGTTTCCCGTAATTCCTTCTCCCTGAGCATTTCCATGTACTTGATGGCATCTTCCCTATCAAGTTCCGCAATCTGTTCCTTGAGCTTTTTCCATTGCTCAGGAGTCCATTCTTTACGTTCCTTGCCACGTTTCTTACGGAGTTTCTCTAGCTCTTCATAGAAGCCCGGATCTGCCATGATTTAACCCTTCTTCTTTTTCTCTAGGTCTTTGACTTTCTGATGTAGACTTCCAACACTAGCGGCTAGGGCTGCAGATAGAGCACTGTTGTCGATGATAAGCCTTTCTTTCTTTTTACCCTTCTTTGGCTTCATGGGTACAAATTCTGTAGCATCTATTTTCCTTACAACACTCTTGCCAATGTCAGTCTTAGCTAAAGCCTGAGCCATTACGCCAGCCTGCTTTTTATCCTTCTTATCGCCAGGGACCATATTATCAGCAGACTTCTTATACTTATAATTATAGCCCTTTAGAGCTTCCATGAAGCTATCTAATTGCTTACCAGAAAGAGGTTTAATATCAGTCTTCTCTCTCTCGTCAGACAACTGCGCCATTGCAGTACCAGCGGCTTGAGATAGAAAACCTGCAAATCCAGGATGACCTCCAACCATTGGCTGACCAGCTACTATGCCGTGTCTACCCAGATATTCCTGTAGTGCTAGTTGCTGTTCAAACTGTTGCTGTTGAACATCCTGTCCTCTGGCACCAGCGAGCATTTCGGCATAAGCCTGTTCAGCCGCAGCCTGTTCCTGTGCTCTTAGAATACCTGCCTGTTGACCGGTTTGCATTGCCATGGATTCCTGTGCCTGACCAGCCATACGAGCCTGTAGTGCAGGGCCAAGGCCGGTAGCTGAAGCTGCTTGGGCTCTGGCTCCACGCTGAGCCGCTCCTAAGCCTCTTCGCATCTGTAGCTCAGCGGCACTCTCTACTTCGCCAGCTGCTCTAGCTCTTAGCTGTTCAGCTAGTCCGCGCTGCTCTTCTTTCCAAGCAGTCGTACCCGGCAGAGTCGGAAGTTTATCCATTTCATATTTTGCCCTGCTAGGTGGTTGTCCTACCCAAAATTCCTTGCCCATTTTTATCTCTCCTTGATTTTCTTAATCACGAGATTTAGTTGTGACGAACGAAAACTATCTTGTATTAGATCCAGCGCAAATGCTGTAGTAGCCCGAACTACCTTGAGTTTAGCTCTAATAGCACAGGTAGCTGCATACATTGCCCTTCTTGTTCCTTCGCTCATAGTGTTAAATCTATTTCGTACATTGTCATCAAATCCAGCGAAATGATCTTCATTGAAATCGCCTTTAGAAGCTAGTAAAGTTTGACGAGCCGCTGAATTCCCTAAGTCTTCGACGCTTAGATAAAATTCATGTGCGAGGTCGTATAATTGTTCTTCACTTAGAAAAGGCTCTCTAAGTAATACCCATAGCAAATCAGGTATCGGCAGATTGAGTTCAAGTATCTCGTCTAGTGTGACTGTCTTTCTGCCAGCAGCTAGATTCAATATAACTTCTGGAGTATATTCCTCGCAGGGTGTAGATTCTAATACTTGTTTTACTGAAATGGTTTTCATGGATTATATGGTCTTGCTTCCCTTGAGTGGAACAGTCCGACCCTTTCTACCGATAGTGAGCGCCATGGAGGCAATCTTAAGACTCTCTCCGGTGCCAGCCTGGTTGATGTCTTCAATCTCGAATGCGATAGCCTGACACTTCTGCTTAGTTGGTTTGAATCTGAACTGATACGGATAATCAGCCGCAAAGGTTCCATTGGCAGTAAGAGTCTTAGTTTCTGCAACTGCCGGATCGTAATCATAATAAATCTTTACTCTAAGATCATGTACTGATTCAAATCCACCAAAGATGTGTACCCAATAAACTCTCTGATATCCCTGTAAATCTGTTAGCTTAAACCAGGGAGTGATAAGCTTCATATTGTAATATTCGCTGCCATCTTGAAAAGTATCATCTTCTGTATTAACAACAGCATTGTTCTCTAGATAGGTATATTCTCCTTGCCAAATGACACTGTCAATTATGGACTGAGCGGTAGTGGGAACATAATTGCTCCACTGATCTACTAGGTAATCATATGCTAAAGTATGGACAGTCCCAACGTCTACTTGGACCAGGAAGCGGACTTGGTTCCTATTCTGGACTAGTTCGGTTTTAATAATATCATATTGGTTCCAAAATTCTACAGGGGCACCGATATACTGAACCTGAAGTTGTCTATTGAGCAGATAAATACCTTTGTGAGATTTGAATATTAAACCCCTGTCTGTATGGACAAGACTTCTATGGTCAATACAACCAGCATCGGTAGTAACCAATCTGTCTTCACTGAATGTCCCGTCATAGCCTAGTTCATTTGGTCCTGGACCCGAGAATGCTCTAATTTCATTCTCTTTGAAGACTATAATGTTATAGTCCATCACGGCTAATCCGGTAACTGGACCGCCTGTGCTAACTCTTTTAGTAAAGAAATCCGAGAAAGCTAATCCTAGCCTATCGGTCTTAACCTTGCTATACCAGATATTCTCTGGATCGTCATCGGTAACCAAGAAAACTCTATCTTGTCTGGCAGTCATAATATGAGATGCGCCCGGATATATATTCTCTACTATGCCACCTTCAGTATAGAGAAGTGGATTATCTTCAATAGCAAGATCAGAATAATCATCTGTGATATCTACATAGGGTAAACTTGTGTAATTATATCTATAACTTCCTGTTTTATGAAAAACATCTTCACCTGCCAGGGTGCGATATAGATGAATCTCCATTCTGCGACCAGTAGCTCCAAGCCTAAAGTATTCCCCTTCTTGTAAACAAGGAACTCTAATTTCAGGAGTTCTATTGGCTCCGGTAGCTGTTAGATCTGCTTCAACTGCTGGGCTAGGAGCTGAACGATATTTCTGACCCTGTCTGTCTGTCCACTCGTAGACTGCTTTATAATAATAGATATCATTAGTCAATCCACCGCCAGCTTGAGTTGAATTATGAGTAAGTCTTTCGGGGAACAGCATGAAGCCTAAATCTTGGAATCTATTGTCCATCAGACCTACATATCCTCCGCAAGTATGGAGACATGGACCCATCATCTCAGAATCTAAACCCTTAGTTTGAAACTCTGTCTGGATACCCATGACACTCTTCTCAATATCAACGAGAGCGGTAACAGCCTGGAAGTCTTTTCTTAGGCTAGCAAATAGATATTTATTGCTTCCCTGGTTAACTACTTTACTAGGAGCAAATCCATCACCAGGAATTTGACCTTGTCCGCGAGCATATAGGACTTTAGCTTCAGTCGTAGGAACCCATCCTGTGGTATGAGAATCAGGATAATTATGTGATTTTAGAAAGTATGTTGCCTGAAGCCAAGTGTCATAGCAAGTCCACACATGAGGCTTATCGTTGAAGGTGAATGCTTTGCTGGCAAGATTGGTGTTCAACATAGTGGTGCAATCTTCTACATTATTACCATCAAATGTACCCCGCGACCTAAGAATATATGTGAAGTGACGCATGAATCCACCGGATAAATCCTGTACCTCTATATAGAACATACAATAGCAACTCGTGGGACTAGAATCATTTGTTCTGGCTGTATCATGAGTCCCTGTGATTCTTAGGATTGGTTCTGTTAGAGCAGAAGTATCTGTGAGTTCAGTTGGTCCCGAATAAAGAGTACCATCGGTATTTATAACCGCATAATATACCTTGCCATCGGATAGTTTCTGATATGCAACTACAAGATAATCCTTATCTGTAGCTTTGTCATAAGCCTCAAATACAGTAAGAGCATTAGTAGGTTCAGCTGTGATAAGATAATCGTCCACTAAAGCTCCGGCATTATTGAACCATTTTACCCAAATAAAATTACCTAAAAGATCTTCTTTGTAAGCTACTGCAACACAAGCGCCTTCACTATCATGAGTTGTAGCGCAAGCATCCCAAAGAGCATCATCGTGCAAATCATTTTCCATGATAGTCGCAGAACTTGGATTCAGGCTATCGGTCGTATCAATATGCCATTGTCTTAAGAAAGTAGGAGCTGTTCCGCCAGATCCATAGATCCAGAAGTTATCACCAATACCAAATATCTTGGGCTGATCACAGTTTTCAGAGAACTGATAGTGGTCTACAACATTAGCACCAGTAGCAATCTCATGGACATTGGCATAAAGTGTATGATTATCGGTAGCCCAAACATATCCCTGATATCCATTAGTCTCATCTACGTCAGGATTTCTCCACCTGACATCTGTTCTGCCATGTACTTCAGTATCGATAGTTAATGGTTTAAGGCAACCAATTTGTTCCCATACTGGAGTGGTTTGGCTTGAGTCCAGAGAATAGATATAGTAATCGTCTAGATCTGTAGTTCCATAAGCTTCATGAGCCTGTCTGCCTTGCAAGAGTAATTGATCTTTATAGACAAATAGATTCTGAGCAGTATTAATTTTACGACTATTCCCGAACTTAGGATCATAGTCCATTTCTGTATGGCCATTACGTTTATTAATCTGGCCGACTCTATCAAAAGAACCGTTGAGTAGATTCTGGAGTTTACCAGGCATAATACGTTCGGAGGCAGTCTTAGAATCAATGCCGCCAACGAACGGTATTTCTATCTGCTCTTTTTGAGGATATCCTCTAGCCATGTACTGGTCTCTCCTTAGTTAGAAAATCCATAAATCTACAACGCAATCAACATCAGTAAGTAACTGCAGATATTTAGTCGGATCGTCATTATCCTCGGTCTCTTCTCGAATGATAGGAACAAAACTTCCACCGCCACTACTACTTACCTTGCCAACGGTATGAAGGACTAAGTTACAACCAGCAGGATAACATTCATGGTTTTTCAGATTAACACGAGATGTATAATTAACCCTGAATAAAGCCGGCACATCTCCTGGAGCAAGATAAAATCCTGTTATTCCAATCTGTGAACCATAGTCACCAGCGCCATAAGTCAGTCCATAGGTTTCGTTCAGGACACCCCAAGCTCCGCCATTTCTTTGCAAACTTAATTGACCCCCGAATCCACCAGCTCCACCAGCAGGAGCTGCTCGATACCAACCAAGAGTAGAAGCAGCATGATAATAACCTGGATCATTGATTGTAATTGTAGTTGCTCCGGGAGTATGGCTAAAACTACTACCTACAATACGTTGTCCATCCCAATAGAAAGCTCTCCAGGCATAAGTAGCTGGCATTGGATTAAGAAGATAATTTATGCTATAAAGAACCAACATGTTGTCAGTGACAATACTCGGAGCGGCTGGTGTAAGTAAACCTACGTCATAGGCTCTGACTATATACCAACCTCTAATTTTACGGTTCAATTTGTGCTCGATTACATTGACTGTAGCTCCAGCTTCTAACTGGATAGAATCCAGATAAACCCCTTTGAGCGTAGGATTATCCACCAAAGGACGGGTGAATTCTTCTACCTGATCCTGGGCTGCTTTTACATCATAATTTTCAGATGTATGTGGATTAAAAGGATTTACCATAGGTTCCTTTTAGTAGCCAATGTCATCGAATCGCCTGTATACATCAACTACTCTATTCTCTCCGCCTTCATCCCTGGTTGCAGCCATCTCAATAATTCTTGCTTTGATTTCCGCTTTCTTCATAAGGAAGAATGTGGGATCAGACTCTTCTTTAGCTAAACATCTAGCAACCACACCGCATACAACGTAGTCTTCCCAGCCAATAGGAATCTGGAAATGTACTGTATCGTTTGGATCTACAAGTCTCTCTAGCTGAGGAATATACCATAATTCCAGCCTTCCACCTAAGCTAGGAGTCGGGGCAATATAAATCTCGTTACCTTCAACTCGATAGCATAAATCTACTTCAGGAGCCATAACATAAGCAGAGTAATAATCATTGCTGTATTGATCTAATTCTTCCATCATAAAACGCCGCAGTCTATATCTGTTAGTCCCATCCATATAGAAAACCTTGATAGCTTTATAGAAGTCGTCGGGGAGTGCATAGTTCTCTGTATCTCCTGCCAGAGTAATTATTTTCTTGGCAAGGAAGTAATCCTCAAAGCTATCGATCAATAGATCATGTAGCTCTGATAACTCAGCATTTATCCAATAGGTTAATCTGATATCGGTAATAAAGCCGCTATCTGTCATATCGGCCTGATCGAGGATAATTGCTTTAAGCTCTGATAGCTTGAGATCGTTCATTAACTCCACTCCCTAGTGGTGGAGCTTGGCTTTTGAGGGCCAAGCCCCTTGTGTTTTTTATTACGCAGTTGAATTGTCAAAAGTGCATCTAAAGTTGATTCGGCCAGCATTCGCAGGGTTAGCTAGAGCAGCACCACTAATATCCCAGAGATTAATTACTAGGGTCTTAGCAGAAGCAGTATAAACACCAATCTGAGCAAACTGATCGGAAGCTGTTCCAAGCTGAAGAGTAGCAACGGCACTTAGCAGATCGGGCCAAACGTCATCAAAAGTAATAGTTACGACACCAGTTGTAGTTTTTACTGCTGTATAACCTTTACCCGTGATATCGCTAACAACCGTAGCTGTTGATACCGCAAAGCTACCCGCAATCGTGACCGAGCTAACTTCATGTGACTTTACATCGAAAGTAGTTCTCGAAGCCATAGGATATTTCCTCCTTTATGAAGTATTACTCATTGTCAGGGAAAAGTTGATGCGGTTATTAGCATTAATAGCTACATCTGCTAAAGCTCCATCGCTCTTGTCCCAGATCCAGAATTTCAATGTACGGTTAGCTGAATCATAAGTCCCTACCTGCAGGAATTTATCAGCAGCAGTAGCCAACTGTAGAGTTGCATCTGCAGATTCCATGTCAGCATACTGCTCTGCAAGTGTAATTGTATATTCACCAGTTGAAGTCTTAGCTGGACTGTAGCCATAACCCTTGATTGAACCAAGAGCCACCGCATCTGTTCCGCCAGCTAAAGCTGTAGCACCAATTACATCGCCAACCTGCATGACTGTAGCACCAGTACCGCCAGAAGCAGTCATGATTTTATCAACAGCAATACCATTCAACGCAGCCTCGGCTTGTGTAACTGTAGTAGCAGCAGCAGTAAAATGAAGTTCTGTTGCAGTACCACTTGAGCTAGCATATTCCTGAGCAGTTCCACCGGTAAGCAATTCGGGAGCAAATTCATCATCAGTAGCATCAATCTTACCAGCACCGAGAGTACCAGATAGATATGCGACATTAGTAGCACCATCGAGGGCTGCCTTAAGATCGTCCATATCACTGACTCCATCTTCGAAGTCAATGTAAGCAATCTTATCAACAGTATCCTCGGTAAGTCTTACTGCGCCGCCTACTCCAGTACCTCCACCAGCAAACATGCATACTGACCAATCGTTCCCACCAGTACCGCCGGAAGCTGCTTCAATGACGAAATCCAATGTAGTGTGGAGACTGGTATCAATATTAGCCTTAGCATTGCCATCGTTGATAATCTCAATTGTATAAGTATCTCCGACAACACCTGCCGTATCAGCAGTCATGAGAGAGTCTATATCGCTACAAACTCCTCCTAGATCTAAAACAGACGCTACTTCATCTACACCCATGCCAAAGGAACCAGCAATAACAATCCTGGAAGGACTTACACTTTTTTCATTACTTCTTAGAGTAGCCATTTAAGTTCCTCCTTGTATGGATAAATGGATGGGGTCAACTATAGACCCCATCCTTTATCGTATTAATCCTTTAGGGTAGGGTGATGTTGCAGTTCGCTGACGGATTTGAACAACCGAGCTGCGCGTAATAGCCAACCCGAACCTCATAACCGTCTGCAGCAGCCTGACGAAGAATCCTGTTGCCATCGTCCATCAGAATACCGGGAGCAGGACCTAGGGAGCAAAGCTTCCAAGTATCCAGCTGAATCATATGGGCAGTAGCTTCAGGACAATCACGATCAGAAACTACCTGCACAGGACCACGGTCACCATCGACGATTACCGAACGGAATCCGATATGAGCCATAGCACCCTTAGCATTCTGGGCCTGCAGCTTATCATACTGAACCTTCGCGCCTAGTTCCTTGACGAGCTTACGGAACTTCACGGGATTGACCAGACAAACATCAGGTCTTCCGCCCTCAGCCGCTACGATGCTAGCGCCATCAATAAGAGCTTCCTCTACGGTCGCATAGCCAGAAGCGTCGAGCCGCTGTCCACCAAGGCGAGTATCAGTAGAACGATTCACGCCGAAGAATAATGTAGCACCAGGAGCCGAAGCAGGAATCCAAGCATCTAGACCAGAAATCTTCTTGTAGCTAACCGCATTGTGAGCGTCACCCTCGACAAACATATAGTCGGTGTTGACAGCCGCAGCAATACCGCCAGTCCAAGCAGCAGAAGCAGTCAGAGTACCAGTGTCACGAGCAATACCCGCTAGAGTTACGCTGCCCGCACGCACTGCATTGGTCTTCGCATCGGAAAGCACGACGTGCTGTCCAACCTCGAAATGCACTACATCAGAAGTCGTTGCCAGAACAGCATCAGTAGTAGCAACGTTCCAAGCACCGTCGCCACGGCCGATTGCACCAGTGCCATCCAGGAATAGCGAAGCACTCAGAGAAGCCGCACAAGCGCCAAAAGCACTGTCCATCTTGGCCTTTAGACCGCGAATGAACGCACCCTTGTCACTAGCAGAAGCTCGAATAGCCTCTCCGTCGATACCGCATACCGCATAATCACTTACGCGGGTAAGCAGGAAATCCTCGAACGAAGGGGAACCCGCATTAGACTGGGCAGTAGGGAAATCAGCACTACGGCCCTGGCCATTAGCGTACTTAATAGGTAGAGGCATATTGCGCCCTACGAACCCTTCAAACTTGGCTACCATAGCCATAAAGGGGTGATCCTGGTAAGTAGCATCCTCAACACCAGTACCCTTGTACAGAGTCTTAAGGACAGGATCTAGACTAGTCATTGTAATATTAGCCATAAGTCAAAACACTCCTTGTTTTTAGAGCAAGCTTAAGCTCGCTTAGAAAGATAAATCCTTTCCCCAGAGGCAAGGAGATTTATCTATTATTCGATTGAGTTAAACACCTTGAGTGCCGCTTCGATGCGTTCCTCTTCGGTTACATGCTCTTCAGCATTCTTCCTCTGACTAACTGAGGTGCCTAACTTGTTGGTTAATGTCTCTGTTGATTTACCAGCAGGAGTCTTCTTTTTATCCTTGTCATTAACAGGCGGCTTCTTCTTATCTTTTTCGCTACCATCAGGGTTCAAGAGCTTCTTAGCATAAGTTGTCTGCATCGTATTCTTAAGCTCTTCCCTGAGATAATCCTCAATCGCTTTTACCGCCTTTGCAGGTTCAAGAATCTCTCCGTGCTCGGCATACCACAACTCTGCATATTGCAGAGCCTCAGCCGTTGCATTCTGCGTTCTTACTAGCTCAAACTCTTCGGCCTGAGCTGCCTCTTCTATTTGCTCGTAGTAGGCATTAAGAGCAACCTTGTTCGCGTCGGCTTTCGCTTGCTCCTCAAAGGATGACTGTTTCTTTTCATTAGCTTCTATTCGCTCTAGAAGCTCCTTCTTTGTTCGCTCGACTTGGGACGAGGCATTGTCTTCTTTAGAACCTAGAATTTTTGCCGTCCAGTCCTCGTATGTGATGCCCATCTTCTCAAGATAATCATACGGATTCGCTTTGAACTGCTTGATAAATTCATTCACTTCTTTGACTTCTTGGTTCTGGGTCTTTAGCTCCTGTTCTCTCTGGCGTAGATCAGCTTCTCTTTTGTCAACCATTGCCCAGGATTTCTCTAGCTTTTCAACTAGTTCCTTCGCAGTTTTCTTTTCCTCGTCTTTTCCGTCTGACTCATCCTCTGCTGATTCGTCTTCATCTGCTTGATCGTCTGGCTTAGGATCGGGTTTCTCATCGGTTGTTTCATCGTCAGGTTCGGGATCGGGAGTTTCATCTGCATTAGCTTCATCTACATTTTCTGCAGTTTTCTCTGCTTCAATCATCTGAATAGCTTCATCAATTCGTGCAGCTTCCGCTTCTGCCGCATCATAGTTCTCTTCACTCATTTTGTCCTCCTATATTCCTAATCGCTTTGGAATAGGTTAGTTCGCTTGTGGCTAATATTACGTCTGCCCCAGAGGTACTCCTGGGGGAACTACTGGCATTCCTGCCGGTAATGCTCCACCAGCAATTGGTGCTGGAGGTGGTACTGCCGCCTCAATGGGTGGAACTTCTCCCGGAAGTGGCATTGGAGGTTCTGGAGGTCTCACCAAATCAATTGCTTGAGCCATCCAATCTCTCATCAGAGATAATTTGTTCTCTTCAACTTTATTCATCTTTGCTTGGATATAACTGGTCTGCATAAATCTAACGCCATAATCCAGGTCAAAGAAAGGCTCTGGGGGAACAAATGTATTTTTTTCTAGAATCATATAAACAATATGTTTCATAATATCCTGTGGTGCATTCAAGCGAGATGTAACACTCTCTAGATCCGGGAAGTCTAATAGTGAAAGTGCATGTTCCTGCATCTGAGGAATAGCTGTCACTAATTCCTGTACCGACTGTAATCTAGCAGCAGGAGTCTTAGGTAGGAAGCTAGTGGGGAATGCCTGCATGATGTATGAATCCTCATCCAGGTTTACCTCTTCCCAAGAAATCTCTCGAAGCTTATTGCCGACCTTAGATAGAATCTTGTAAGAACCTTCTCCTCGCTCATCGATTCTCTTTGCAAGCTTAATCATTTGACGGGCGACTGCTAGATGGAATCTATCCCAAGCCTGACTCTGATGCTGGAATCTCTGAGACTGAATATCATTTACTTCTCTCAAGGCGACACCGGCTGTAATCCCAGGCTCTTTTCTGCTTATTGCCGCCATCTGACTAATACCAATCAGCTCAAATGCTTTATTCCATAATCTCTCTAGCTGCTGATAATACTCTGGGCTAATTGCCTGAATAGCCACAGGAATTGGAGGCTTAGCACCCTTGGCATATTCAACTACAGATATATCCTCATTGGTCATATTACCCTTATTGGTGCTAGTCCCTTTCTCCATAAAGATCTTGGTTGAAGCTAGATTCAAGTGTCTCTGAATCTTCTGAAGAATGTAATTGATTTCAACCTGAGTATCTCTGAGAATCTCACAGATGCCCTGGCCGTAATATCCCAATGGACGAGGATTCCAACGAAAGATCGCAAAGGGAAATTCTTCGTCTTCCCAAGGTTCGTCTAGCAGCGTGCAACCATCAATACAAATAACATGCCTGCCATCTTTAGCATCTTTTCTTGAAGGAAGATACCAAGCTTCTAGAACTCCGACTGGCTGCGAGTGTTGAATCAGCCATGATTCAGTTCCTCTTATTTTACCAGCGTCAAATATTTCACTCTTGAGTTCAGGATATTGAGCTGCAAGAATACCCTTGTCAACTTCTTTATATTGATATAGAGAGCGGGGTTTTGAATACTTTCCTTCTATATCGTCGATAATTATCTCGTCTGGAAAGACTCTTTCTACAACAATATCTCCATCTTGTTCGAAAATCTTGGCGAACCCAGTACCAAAAATCTCACCATCTCTGAAGACTTCTGGGCTTGTTGAATAGACGTTTGCTTTATAGAATTGGCCATCAGTGAAATAAGTCAAGTTTTTTGCCTTCTGCTGTACTTTATAATTGCCATCAAAAGTATAGAACTGAATTCTTGTTCTATTGGTAGCAATCAAAGCCTGAGCAGTATCGATAGCACTTTGAATTACATTCATCTTTAGCCTATTACGCGGGAGCAACTCTTCTTGCATATAGTCAGTAGAACTTAACCCCAGCACAGCTAGGTTGCTATACAATCTAAGATTCCTTAGATTGGCTTCCCGGCGGTAGCTTTGATTTTCATCTAAGCTCTTAAAATGACTGACTAAAGAATGAGCCAGTTCCTCGTCTTTAGTTTCTGGACTCCACCATTGTTCGTCATACATTCTTTAATCCGCTCCCATGGTTTAGGCTGACCAGTTGAGTAATGCTTCGTCTCGTTTTTTCTGCTCTTCCGGGGTAAGCTCTTTTGTATCATCCTCGATTAATATCTGTGTAGATTCCGTAGGATAAGAAAGCTTAAACTCAATGTCTTTATATTTGAAATGTGTTACTTTTCTTTCTCGTAACATATCAACTAGCTTTTTTAGCTTAGCTACTGATAAATCTTTCATATTCGCTCCTATGTATTCGCTTTACAGTGGAGGCATCGGCACCCAAGGCAGAATGTCTGGGGCTACTGCTATTTCAGCAGGAGTAAGAGTACGGATGCTTCTGAGTGAGAGTCGATTTGTTTCGTCTCCTGGGCCTCCCAAAGGAACCCTTTCCATGACAACAGTTGCATGACTAATGTCGCCGCCGAAGAAATGACTTACATCTATGTCAATTACTTCCTGCGGAAAGTCTCCAGTTATAACACTAAGATCTACCGTAACTAGCATATAATCCCAAGTACCCGATCCTATTGGGTCAGGATTTTCTTCGCTAAATGTACCAAACGTTAATATATAATCAGCGAATCCAAGGTCCGGTATGTCATCGGTATTCCACCAAACAGTTCTTAGTACAACCTGCCCCATAGCATTAACCGTAGGTGAAACCCATCCTATGTAGTCGGCTTCCGGGTATTCTTCGCCAATAAATTTGAAGTCTAGCCCTCCGGCGTTGAGATAGCAATCATTGGGATCTGTCTCGTTCCAATTTGCCCCACTTGGAGTAAAATGTATTCTATTTATATAACCGCTTGACATAGTAACTACTCCTTTACTCTAAAGTCCGGGCGTTCATGAAAAAAACGTCATCAGTCAATCCGCCGATTGGATCTAGACGTATAAATCCTATAATAACATGAGAAGTATCAGGAGTGATTGCCGCACTAATATCAAAATCTCTATAGGCCGTCCAGAGCGTCTCGCCTCCAACAGCACTTCCTCCGCCTGACCAAGTCCAACGCTCATCGTCCCAGGTCTGCACACCGGTATATATTTCAGCAAACTCGTCCATACCGTAAACTATTACATCAAAGTCTGTATAGCCAGCGGCTTCAATGGTTCCAAACATCGCCCTTAGGGTTAGAGGAGTCACACCGCGTAATTCTACAGGTACATATAGGGTAACTAGAAAGAAACCATCTCCACCCGTACCAATCTGTATTCCCCAGCCGTCTTGGGACATATCAACCTGATTGATTTCATATTCAGCTCTACCGGGCAATGCCTCTATAAAGGTTCCCATTATTCAACCTCCACTTGCTGCGTTACCAATGTATACGAATTGACAAACATAGCTTCATGACCCAAGGTATCTGCTGGATTAGTACCGGTTCGTTGATATTCGATAGTTAGATGAGATGTGTCGGCATCGCAACAAGAACTTATGTCGATATCATAGTAATGTTGTTCCCATGTAAGAGCAACACTAGAAATTGTAACATCATTGTCCCATGTGCCTTCTAATACAACTGTATCTGTTAACTCATCAACGGAGTAAACCCTAATCCTGGTCCGAATATCCCCAATAGCCTTGGGGGCTACTCCCTCGTCGTTTCGTGCCCAAAAAGTTCTAAGCCATAACAAAGGAGCTGTTCTTAGATTAACGGGCAGATATACGCAAACAGAGGTCACTTCGTCGATATCGGGGTCGTATGCTAAACCACCTCGTTGGAGAGTAGGCATTAGTTTTCCTCCTCCGGTTGATGTCGCTTGGCATAGGCCAATGCCTGTTCTAATTTTTCTACATCAGCTCCAGAACCACGCATAATATATTCACAGCCCTTGCATACAAGTTCTCTTACCATACCAGTTTGAGGATTAAAGTCTATTTTGGCTTGTATTAGTTTACTGATGGAACGACCACAACAAGCACATTTCTTGCCCTGCTCTTTGAGTAAAGCAAAACGATCTTCTACTTTAAGTCCTGCGTTCTTTGTATCATATTCATGAACTGGAACGAATTTCTCTACAGCTACCGGCTTAGTTCCACCTATATCTTTGCCACTAATGTCTCCCGGTTTAGTTTCTTTGGGCATATCCAGATCTACACCAAGGCACTGAGCAGCATAATGCTTGGAGCATAGGCCTTCTTTTTCAACTGTACGATTACATCCTGTTACTTTACAGAATTCCATAGCTCCTCCTTACACTTCTACATATGGTGCCCAAGTAGTTTCCCCAGGCATAATCTCGATAAATTCCTCTAGATCTTCCACGATATCTCCAGGCCATGTGAAAATTGTGGTGGAGCCATCTGTGATATAGGGAATAAAGTTATCCAAGCTGATTCCCTTGAGTAGCAGGAACCCATCAGGATCAATATTGATATGGCAATCCGCATCCCATAGGGTGAATCTGCATACCAGGGTTATGATATTCTCGGAACCATTCTTGATATAAACCCAGTCAAGATGATTCAATACATCCGGCTCAATAGTGCAGCTAAAGACTGTAATGTCTCCTGGAACTTCCTCATGAAGAATTACTTCTGCATCTACATCTATAATCTCAAAAGCCCCACGCTGCTGCTTCTTCATGGACTTATCAAGGTTATTGAACTTCGGGAGAATATTTATATTGGTTGTATCGAAGCTGGCCATTAGGATTCCGCTCCCACTTCAATGACATAGACGGCTATAGTCTCGTCTGAACTTAGAGTGATTCCGCCTTCATCTGTTACCGGATCATACTTCATAGGATTAGGGATGACCACCGATTCTCCGTTATCTATGGAAGTTACACCATGATCGCCGCTGATTCTATCATACCAATCTATCTGGACTGTAGCAGTAGCGCCCGGAGCAGTCATATTCCTAAGGCAGACATACTTCATAGAGGGAAATATCTCGCAGCGGATAAGGTAATCCTCGATTGCTTTTGGATAAACAATCTCAATCCTTGCCCTCGGAGAATCCCTGAGCATGAAAGGCTCAATTACCGGCGTGATACGTGTGTCTGTGTCGCTGGTAGGGCCATATGAGAGACCGATATCTAGTCTAGTAAAGTCTTGATGACTCAAGGTTTATCCCTCTCCTTTGTTAATATATCGTTCCATCGAAAGCTCCTTCTACGAGTTGATCAGCTTCCATCTTTGCCTTGTATCTATCTTCTATTTCCTTCCACATCTTATCTTCCAGTGACATTTCTATTTCTGCTGGCAAGTAGTAATAATGCAGGCAATCTCTCCAGGCATATAGGAAGGCATCGGCCAAGTCACACTCTATTCCTTCCAGCTCTCTTTTGAATTTCTTGTCCCAGCGCAGTGATTTTAGCTGGCTATAGAGCTTTGAACCCCTTATAACCTTAGCTCTGGACCTTCTGAAATCAGCCCGTAGTAGCTTATAGAATGCCGCCTTCTTGCTCTTATCGGCTGCATCACAACCTAGGTCATATCTGGCCCTGATTTCCTCTACCAGGTGCATTCCACCAGCCGCCGGGTCTATTACAACCCTCTCAGGATTATATTTCTCAATAAATTCATTAGCCTTATCAATAATATCCGTTAAGCTAAGCCCTGAAGCCGTAAAATCATCCACATGGTAAGCAATCTGCTCTGTTTGATCATATCCAAGCATTACATAGGCCGAATTATCATAAAATCCCATATCTATACCTAAAACATAGACTAAATCCTCTGGAATATCTTCTTTTTCTATCAATACCCTATCGTCATGAAGCCTATATATGTAATCATCTTCAGATCTTACCCATAATCCTTTGTATTCTCTTAGGAATTCTGGATCATCAGGCTCAAACCCATCTTCAATGCGCCAAGCCTCTAAAGCTTCCTCTGCCAACTCTTGCCAATCCTTCTTACCTGTCCAGATAGGAAACTTTCTGTTATCAAGCACAGTCCATTTATGCACAGACCAGGTCATCTTAGGGTCTTCACTAATGTCATGAAAGAATCCCTGGCAAGCTGCATTAGGTGTGCCTGTAACCAACAGGGTGCCGCCATGATCTTTCAAGCCCGGCCCGATAATCTCTCTCATCAACGGCTTAATGATCCTATCTGGTATAGACTGAGCCTCATCAATACAGACTAAATGGAAAGCATGACCTCTTAGTCTTTCCTTTGCTTGTTCATCTGCAACACCTGCCAGCCATAATCTACTACCATTCGGGAACTTAGCTGTTAACTCACTATGATTGGGGACTATTCCTAGACCTAAATCAGTGTTTAGCTTAAGTATCTGATCCCATACGAGTTTCTTAGCATGATCTCTTGTATCACAGACGTAAACACATAATGCATTAGGAGTATTCTGGCATGTATCTGTCAAATACCTTACGATAGCCCAAGTCTTACCTGCTCTTCTACTTGTTACTACTACTTTTCTTGTCTTAGGATCTCTAATTACTAGATTTTGTTGCTTAAATAGACCAGCAAGCAGATTAGGCTTGTTCCTGCGTATGAATTCACGCAATATTGCCCGCTGGTTATCTGTAAAAGCCATTACAATCCTTGAATAAATCTTACTTCCGGGAATACATCATTCTCTAAGGCTTTAATCCATTTAAGACCGATAGGAGTTGGAAAATAGTAAGATATTGAGCCTTTAGGTTCTTTCCCAAAGAGTTTCTGAGCTAATTTAGTCGCTACAGTCAATCTACGTCTTGTTTGCTTGACATATACGTACATTAGCTCTTCTGGAGTACCTACTATATAGCCATAGATGGTATTTTGGTCTTCTGGAGGGCAAGCAATGAAGACTTTAATATCCGGCGACCCTAGGTAATCTTCTATCTGGTCATGGACCTTGGAATAGAAGGTTTTATCTCCTATATGCTTATTTATGGGACTTGCTCGATAAGATTTCAGGAAGCTATTGTATATGAATGCATGATCTGACTCTTTTCCTTCCCTGATCATCATTGAGAATCTGTAATCAACCATTTTACATCCTTTCGCGTTGCTTGGAGCTTCTAGAGTGGGCCTGAGAATCGTTTAGAGCTTGTCTAAGGGGTGTCGAAGGAGAAATAGATACCTGGACCTACCTTGAGTCAATTGAAGGGCTCCTGAGGCTTCCTATCGCTTCATAACTATATTTATTCTTCTTCCTGTGGTAAATCGTCTTCAGTTAAGCCTAGTATATTCAATGCATAAGCCTTTAGGGCTTCATCAGACATATCAGGACCGCCTGCAATGGTATGATCCACCTGACGCTTCTCTGTATTGCCCAGGATAGACTTACTAGCATGAATGACAGCTCTGACATCCCCAGAGTCTACTAAAGCCATTAGAGCCTCTCTAATAGTAATCTTCTGCTTAGCATATGACTGGTCTAGGAGGGCTTTAAAGACAGGATCACGGTCAAAGATGGAATACAAGGTGGAGCGGGCTATGGAGAGTCTATCAGCTATCTCAGCTTTAGTGGAACCTTTCTCTGCCAGCGTACATGCTAGCAATACCTGTTCTGGAGTGAGGATGACTGGACTTGCCATAGGTTAATGACTTCCTTTCGCTAGTTTTGCTAATAATTATATAGACTTCGTCGTCGGGGATTGGGAATAGGTCGTGAATAGAACAAAAACCAGTTTTATCTCTTGTTGGCATCTCACAGCCGGGGTAAGCACATGTTTTCCAACCATTTAATTCGTCTTGGTAGCTATATTCTTCCATTAATTCTCCTTTCGCTTAGGGATTAAATAAAAAACTGTTGAAGGGCTGGGATGGTTGAACTAATCTAGGACTAAGCTGTTGCCTGAGCTTTTCTTTAGAATTTCCAGAACTAGCCTAGGACTGCGCTATACTTTATACAATTTCTATACTGTTATACTAGGGTATTTAGGGTCTATGTCTTTGTAGTATTAGAGTGGGATAATATAACCGCGCGATCTTGTTGAACAAAATGAAACCAGAGACTCATACATGGAATCCCTGGTGTCCGAGTGATTAATTCTTCTTTTCTGGATGAGCTTTATAATATAAATATGCGCGATATGCCTTGAGAGCTGAGGCCTTGGACTTGAACTTCTTAGAGCCCATGAACCAGGCTTTCTCCTTCTTATTATACTTAACAGGCATAAACTATGCTATCCTTCCTTCCTAAGTTTTTGGTTAGTTTCTGCTAGTATTCCTCTATTATATACTCCTTTCTGAGGGAAAAAGGTATAGTTCTGTGCTTAATTACTCCTTGGGATATGCTTGAATACCTATAACTAATTGCTGATGCTGATTGAAGCTTAAGCTTTTTTGTGTATGCCTTTAGAATAGTATCGACTTCCTCAAGTGCTGTCTCTTATACACATCTCCGAGCCCACGAGACTAGGCATGATCTCGTATGCCGTCTTCTGCTTGAAAAAAAAA